AGAGAGCTCTCGGTTTATTAGGAATGATAGACTGGGGGCTTTTATTTGACAAAACCTTTTAATTAGAATAATCTTTGATATGACAACTACTTGTATTATCTGTAAAAGTGAAATTAAAAAAGAAATAGATAATTTAATTAAAAGTGAAGTTAATCTAGAATTAATTGCGGAGAAATATTTCAGGATATTGAAATGTAGAAAAGGACAGTTATGGGAGATACTTAAAGAACATAAAAAGAAAAAACATATGAATGTTAGTACAATAATTAATACAGGTGGAGAACTTAAAAAGATACACACCTATGACACAGCTGCTGAGAAGCTTTTACAAGATGGAATGAATGACGAAACATTAGAATTCCTTTCACCTGAGAAGAAACTTAAATTAGCTGGGACACTTAAAAAGATTGATTTAGAAGGTAGAAAATTACAAATGGGGCAGGATGCTTTGAAATTATCAATTGCTAAGTTCTTGGGGGGATTTATAGAACCTCCAAAAACAGGAAAGCTCACTGCGGAGACAGAATAATATGTCAGATCTAAATAATATTGAATTAAGTTCGGCAGTTAGAAATGATCCACTAGAATTCGCAGATAAGATGTTGGGAATATGGCCTCATCCTGGGCAACAGAAATGGATTAGAGAGAGTAGCAAAAGGTTAATATCATTTCTGCGACCTGGAAATAGATGGGGAAAGACATTAGGAGAAGCAATACTCCATATTTGGGAAGCCACTATAAAACCTAGAAGAACTGGACAAGTGTGGTCAGAAGATGAGTGGTTAAGAATACCATATGATACTTTGATTTTCGGACCACAATATGAACAAAGTAGAGAAGTATTAAGATTAATGGTTGATATGGTTGAGGGAAATTTAAATATACAGTGTTGCCCAAACTGTAATAGTCATAAAATCCATAAGAGAACTGCTAAAGATAAGATATTCAATTGTTTACATTGTGGGTATAAATTTAAAAATGCTAAATATAGAGTTAATGATTCTTCATTAAAAGGATGGGCAATTGAGGATGATAAATCGTCAGCTCAGTTGATGCCTGGAATTACTTGGTTCAATAAATCGCAGACATTAGGGAGAAGTTTTGATGACATGGGTAAAAGTTTTAAGATGAAGGCTTTGGCTTTTATAACTGGGGATGAATGTTCTGATGTGCAGGAATTGTATACATTTACAACGAACACATTATTACCTCGTTTAGCGAGTTATAAGGGAAGTATCCATTTTGTTGGAACGCCACAACCAAATGGTTTTGATTATCAGAGGATGATTGAAACTGCTGAGGAAGAAATGAAGCGGCCAAACTGGGATAGTCAGGGGCTTTATTATGTGCAGAGAGGAAGTATGTATGACAATATCTATTTGGATAGAACATTCATTAGACAGATTGAATCAGTAGCTGATCCTGAATTAAGAAGGCAGATTATTGATGGAGAATTCGTTAATGTGGGGGAAAAATTCTTTGGGCATGAGAGGGTAAGGAATATGATTGATCCAGAATTAAAGGTAATAGAAGAAGGAATTCCAGGAAGGATGTATTTAGTATCAGCTGATTTCGCTAGCGGAAATTCACTTTGGGCAGATTATACAGTTATTGGGGTTTTTGATTATACAGAAGAACCTTGGAAATTGGTGAAGTTTATTAGAATGAAGGCTAAGGATGTTCCAGTTCCATTGCAATATGAAATGATTAGAGATTTAAGCAGAAAATTTAGAGGGAAAGTAATTATAGATGCTTCTGGACCAGGAGGTAAAAATGCTCAGGCATTTCTTAGAGATATTTACCCTATTAATTTTGATGCGGGACCAACAGGAAGTGGAGGATCTAAAAAAGCACAAGGATTGGCTAATTTGAAATCAGCTATGGATGGAACTGGTAATGTACTTTTAAATAGAAAATTGATAATTACTAAGGATGGTGTTAGAAAAGATTTAAATAAGAATTGGGGCTTAATTAGAGTTCCTAATATACCTGAATTAATTGGAGAATTAACTAATTATGCTTTTGCAGATAAAAAACTTAGAACTGATTGTGTGATGATGTTAATGATGGCGGTTGATTGGTTGATGATGAGACGACCAAAACAAAGTCATAATAGAGCTGTTAGTATTGATTTTTTGAGAAGTATGGTTAAGGACGATAGAGAATGGCCTAAGGGTGATGTTTGTCCTTACGAAAGACATACTAGGGCAGTAAGTTATTAAAGAATTATCTAATACTTTTGAATTGGGGTTGGTTTCATAATAATAGTATTATTAGCTGTTGATATATTTTGATATGATACAAAATGATGACAAAGTAGATCTAACTAACTCAAATCTCAAAATTGAATTAAAAGATGATGATAAGATTAGAGAAAAGATTGAAAAAGAAATTTTGGCAGATATTAGTGGTGCCAATCCTGACAAAGATGAAAGAAAAAGAATGTATGATAAGAGAAGAGATTTTGTAGCAGGTCATCAAGAAGGTTACACTAACATTATTGGATTAACTCAAAAATCTAAACAAGGTCATGCTGATCAAGTGGTTAATTATGTTGGTCGAAGTGCAGTTAAAATCTATCATTCAGTTGGAAATAATCCACCTAATATTAAAACATTACCATTAAGTAGAACAAATCAAATTGAAGGATTAAGAGCTCAAAGTGTTGAAGATTTTGTTGATAGAGTTTTTTGGAGAAATAAATGGTGGAAACAAGGGTACAAACGAGCAGTTATGAATCAGGTAGTTATTGGAGATTTTGGTGTTAAGGTTTACTACGATTCATCTACAAAAGAAATTAAAGTTACTCAAGCTGAAAAGGTTGAGAATCTTTTAGTTGGATGGAGAAGTGATGATGCTTTACAATATGATTGGGTAGCTCATACATCAATGATGAGTATTGATTTCATTAATAATGAATGGGGAATTAAGGTTAAACCAGAGATTGATAATAAGGGGGGTAGTAAAAGTGGTCAACATGGTGATGAATGGAGTGTTGATAATAAATCATCAGTTAATAGCCCAATAGGTACTAAGGATTATTCAACTCAACCAATGGCAACTGTTACTGAATATTGTACTGACGAAATTTACGCAATAGTTATTGGAGATACTCTCTGTCAATATATCAAACACGAATGGGGTTTTAACCCTTGGGTGATTGGTCATTCTCTCCATATGCCAGGTAAACCTTGGAGTAAATCATATATTGATGATTTAATGAGTCCAAATATTGAACTTAATGAAGTTAGAAATGATGCTCGTGATTATATTAGAACCGCTTCAAATGCTAAATATGTTGCTAAAAATATGAGTGATTTTGATCCTGAAAGCATTAAGCCAGGAAGCGGACAGGTTATTTTTATTGATGGACCTGAATCTGATTTTTCAACCTTAACTCAAACAGTAAATACTTATCCAGTGGATACTTATGTTCAGACAACTAAATCGTTTATCCACGATATGTTAGTTCCTGAAGTTGGTTTTGGAAGTAGTGGTTCTGATTCTGGTAGAAAATCTGCAATTGATTATCAAACTATTTTGGATGTGACTACTGATTTAAGAGATGCTTGGGAATTAGTATTAGATGGAATTATAGAAAGAATTCAAATACTTGGTCATAAATATTTTTCAGGTGTTGATTTCTGGAATAATGCTGATACTGAAGAATTTGAAACTAGAATGATTGAATTTAGCTGGGAAGACGTAATGCCAATTTCAGCCTCAGACAAAATTGTAAACATAATGAATAAATTCCAAATGGGACTTCCATTTGAAACTACATTTGATGAACTTGGTTATAAGGATCCTAAGGCTATTATGGAAATAATGAAACAAGAAGCTGAAGACCCTGTATTAGTTGAATATCGTGCAAAAATGTACAACTTTATGAAGGGTGGTGTTCAAGCTCAACAGGAAGCTATGGCGGCTACACAGGCTCCAACTACAACTCTTGGTGCTCCACAAATTAATACTCCAAGTCCAACATTGGTATCAAGTGAAAATCAAGGTAATAAAAAACCAATGTCAGTTTCTGGTGGAACAACTTCATATACTTCAGGTCAAGGTTTAATTAATAAAGCAGCTCAAAATTTAGGAGCACAGGGGGCATAATATGGGATTTTTTGACAAAATAATTAGTAAATTTACAAAAAAATCATCTACTCCTAATTTAAAATCTATGGATTTTAATCAGAGAGATAAAGTTTTAAAAATAGGGCAAACAGATGTAGATGGTTTAACTAAAGTTTCAAATGGTGTTTATTCAAATTTAAATAATGAGGGACAAAAAAAAAGATCAAATGAATTATATGGGTATACAACTCCAGAATTTCCAAATGATTTAAGAAAAACACAAATGGCAACTCCAAGTTTAATGCCAAGTGAAATGAAAAATGTTAGTATAGGTAAAACACTTACTCCTAAGGTATTAGGTATTGGAGAAACTAAAAAACAAGAAATGGTTCCTAGTGATTTTTATGATGCTGCTGAAAAATATGGTGCTGCTATGGGAGTTCCTAAGGAAATTATTTTGGCTAATTCAAGATGGGAACACCGAAATAATCCAGGTTGGAATGAAGGTAAATATGTAGATAATGTTTGGTGGAATGCTGAGAAAAATACTGGTGAAGAATCATATGGCCCTGGTCAAATTAATATGAGATGGTTTGGGCCTAAGGCTCTTGAATTAGGTCGTAAACCAGGTGATTTATATATAACACCTGATGATGCCAAAGATATGTGGAAATCAGCTGAGTGGATGGCTAAGAAGTTTTCTAAAGAAGCAAAAGTGTATACAAATAAAGGTTTAGAACCTGATTGGGATGCAATTCTTCAACAATATAATTCTGGAGAAGCAGATAGAGGTAAAAATGTTAAAAATTTAATAGACTGCACAGATTTTGTGAGGTCATAATAATATGGCAACAGCAGTATCAGAAAGACTCAAAAATCAAGCAGCAGAAACAGGCGGAATGACTCGTGTTTATAATAGAAGAGGTCGTGTATTATCAGGATATGGTGGAACCTTAGGTGGATATACAATGTCATTACAAAAAAATAATGCTGATAAAGAAGATCAGATAATGCAAAATAAGTATGAAAATGGTGAAATTGGAATTGATGAGATGATTCAGTATTTAACTAAGACATCTAATAGAGCTTGGTTAAGTAATGAAGATAAAAAACTTTTAATGCAAACTGTTGGACAGATGAACAACAAAAAAACTGATAATGATTATGCTGATAAATATAACTCAGGGGCTATTACTGCGAAACAATATTTAGCTTATAAACAAAATAGATTAACTGGGGTAAACCAAGGTTCTGCTTTATATGATTCACTCTCAACTGATGTTGAACAATTGAAAAAAGCTGCATCAAAAGAAGATTTAAACACTTACTTTAAAAGTGAAGCAGCTAGAATTTCAAATTTAGGAGATACTACTTCTCAATATGCTGGATATGAAAATCTTTATAGAGAGATGTCAAATAAAGCTAATGTTGCTGGATTAACTGATGAAGCAAATGATTATTTGACCAAAGCTGGTGAATATAAAATAGAAACAGACAAAGCTAAAGAAACTCTCCAAACTGCAAATACAAAACAAGAAAAAGCTAATTTAATTGACAAAATTAATTTAGCTATAAATTCTTATGTAAATAATGAAATATCACCACAGGAATTTTCTGGTATATTAGATCAATTTCAATCTACCGCTGTAAGTAGTGGGCATACTGATTTATTAAAAGATTTAAATACTTGGGGTAATGATGTTAGGGAAGATGTTCAATATGGTAAAGCCTGGGATAGAGGTGGAGATAGAATTAAAGGACCAGGAGTAGGAACTGGTTCTGCTACTTATGATATTTATGGAAACTTAGTTGAGGGTACTGGTGGTGGTGGTGGATCATCAAGCGGTGGTAGTGGAGGTATTAGTACTGGTGGTGGAACAACTCAAAATAATGGAGTTATTTTACCTAATGCTGGTGGTCCACCAACTCAGCAGGACACTACACAACATCAATCTCCAGATATAGAAGATAAAACTTTTAAAGATTCAATTACTCAATTAAATAATGAATTATCCTCTGGATCAATTAGCTCTACTGATTATTTATCAGATTTGTCTACTGTATTAGCTGATAGAAAAGATGATCTTGATTATAGATTAGGAATTTTAAGTGGTAAAAATCAAAATTCAAAAGTTTATTATAATGGTTCAAATCAAAAAATTTCAAATGTTATTGAATCTATAAATAAAGAATTAAATGATGATTGGACTTCCGCACTTGGTGTTGATGCTCCAGATTATGCTAAAGTTGGTATTAATGATATTTATAATGAAGTTTCTCAAAATCCAGGTAATCTAACAGTTGTTATGACAGATGCTTTAACTACTGGGGGATTTTCTGCGGTTGGTAGTCAAGCAACTCCTTTAGTTATTAGAAAACTACCAGGGATGAATGAAAATTATATCGCTGATGAAAATGGAATCAACCATAAAATTAATGAAATTAAGAGTAATGAATTTATTGATGGTGTAAATTATTCTAATTTAAAACCAGAAGAACAAAAAAATTATAAATTTGATACCACTAGTGGTGGTTATCAAAAAATAAATGATAAGTATGTTGATATAAAAGATCCAACTACTGGACAATTTTTGAGATATTGGATAAATAATGATAACACTATTAAATCAGTTCAATTAAATGGTGAACAAGATATTAATGAAGAGTATAAATCTGCTGGTGTTAATGGGATAGTTTCTTTATTAAGTTTGTCTAAGCAAACTGAAAATATTAATAAACAAGTTGAAGATCAAAAAATATCAGAACAACAAACTTTAATTGAAAAGAAAGCTAATGAACCTAGACAACTAGGTTTAGTTGGGGAAAATAAAACTCCTGTTGGAGCTACAAAATTAAATATACTTCCTGAAACAATTTCTAAAACTGGAACAAATCCTGTTCCTGGTAATGTATCTATTAATGGTAATATGCCATTAGATTCAACCGAGGTTATAACTCCAACTATTGTTAAACCAACTTTTGCTAGTCAACAAACTCCACTTAATTTAACTCCACAACAAAATATAACTGCTGGTGCTTCAATAAATAAAGCTATCACTAGTATTCCTCAGACGATTACTCCAACAACTAATCCTTCAGTTATTAAAACTCAACAAGATACTGCAAATAAAACAGCTCAAACTCTTAAATTGGCAACTCCGGTTTCAATTCCAAACCCAAGTGGAACAAAAATTAACTTGGGTCAAAATTATGCTCCTCCAGTTATTCAACAAAAGAAATCTTCTCTTTGGGACAAAATTACTGGTTTATTTAAAAGATAATGGCTCATACATTAGAAGAACTTAGAGCAATGAGATCTGGACAAACAACTGTTCCAACTCAAACAACTATTCCAAAAGTTTCTACTCCATCTCCAGTTCAAACACCTACTGTTAGTGGTGACACTAATCGTGGTAAATATATGAGTGGTTCTGGATTACAGAAATTTTTTGATATATTATCAACTCCTCAATATGCTTCGGCTGGTTTAGCTCGTTCATTAGTTAAAGGTGGAAATATCTTTAAAGGGATGAAAGAAGGTGTTAGTAATCGTCAATCTTATTCAGATGTTCTCGGTGATTTAGGTGTAACCAATAAGTATGTAAAAGCAATTGGTGGTTTTGCTGGCGATATCTTATTGGATCCTACTACTTATATTGGTGGAAGTGCTATTAAAGCTGGACTTAAGAAAATACCAGGTTTAGCAAAAGGAATTAATAAAATTGATGATGTTTTAAAAGTTGAAAATTTAGTTAAGAAGATGCCTGTTCTCCAAAATGTTGGAGGGTTAGTTTCTAATAAATTTAGAGTTGCTGGAAATACTGATTACTTAAAAGCATTTGAAAAATATAAACAAGGTGTTAGTAATGTCGTAGAAAATGCTACTGAACTTGGAAAAAACATAACTAAATCCCCTATTGATTTTACTTATGGAAAATATGTAATTAAAAAGGGTCAAGAAATTCCTGATGTTATTCAAAAAAGAATTACTCAATTACTTGAAGGTGCTGGTACTGGTGGTCCTGGTGGAATAACAATGAATGAAGCATTAGCAAGTTTAACTAATCCTATTAAAGAAGGTTTTCAAAAAGCTGGTCAAGAATTAGTTAGAACAAAACAAGCAGGAAAAGAAGTTTTTGAAAAATATAAAGGTGGTTATTTACCTTCATATTTAAAAGAAAAAACAGAACAAATTGGTAAAATTGGAAGCAATAAATTAAGTGTTGATAGATTTAAAAAGAGAACAGTTTCTACTGATTGGGAAAAATTTGTACAACAACCTGGTTATCGTGCTGGTAGAGGTCTAGCAGAAGAAGGTAAAAATGTAGAAGTGGGTAAATTCTTTGAACAAGTAAATAAAAATTGGGCTAAGGACACAGCAGAAGAAGGTTTCAAACAAATTCCTAGTTCTGCATCTTATGGTAAATTAGCTGGTAAATATATTCCAAATTATATTGCCCAAGATATAATGGGTGCTGGTGGAATTAGACCAGGTGATTTCGGAACTGGAGTTGATAATTTCTTTAAGAATTTTGATAAGGTTCAATCTATTTGGAAAGCTGGTAAAACAGTTCTTTCACCATCTCAACTTATTAGAAATAAAACATCTAATCCAATTTTAAATTATATGACTGGTGGTGTTGGTCCTTTATTAAAAAGAAGTGTGGCTAAAAAAGAATACAAAACAAAAGGTCTTCTTTACCAAGAAGCTAAAAAAGCTGGAACTTTTGCTGGTGGTTTTAATATAAATGAAATTAATAAATTATTACCAAGTCAATCAACTGATGGAGTTTTAAAGAAATCTCTTGAAAAGATTAAAGGTGCTTGGAATAAAGCAATTGATGTTGGTGGTGGTATCCAAAATAAAGAGGAAGAAATTTCTAAACTTCAACAATTTATCTATCAAAGAGGTAAAGGTAAAACAGCTGAAGAAGCTAAAGACCTTGCTGAAAAAGCTCTCTTTAATTATGGAGATTTAACTCCATTTGAAAAGAATGTATTAAAAAGAATTGTTCCTTTCTATACTTTTACTCGTAAAGCAATTCCTCTTACTGCTGAAACTGCTATTAAAAACCCAAATAGAATTTCTGTTTTTAATAAGGCTCAAACAGCTATTAATAATATGACTCCTGAAAGAGAGGGTGAAAGAAAAATGTTACCTTCTTATTTAAAGAATGCTGTTAGAGTACCTGGAACAAAAGGTAAATATGCGTCACTTGATTATCTTTATCCATTTGGTGGTTTCTTAGGTGAGTCTAAATTACCTTTTGGAATGAATATCCCTGCAGCTGATTTATATAGTAAAGTTGTTAATAATTATGACCCTTATTACGATTCTAAAGTTTCAGATTCATTTATAAAATCTGATGTCACAAAAGCTAAGGCAAAATCTGTAGCTCAAACATTACTTCCTTCTGTTGTTTCAAAAACATTATTACCATCTTCAAAGAAAACTACAAGTCAAAGTATTCTTGGTAACCTAGGATTAAATGTCTACGACTTTGATATTGGTAAATTTAGTACTTCTAAACAATATGAAATTAGAGATTTACAATCTGGAATGAGTTCACTTATGAAAAAGGCTTCAAAGATAGAAGATGAAAGAGAAAGAAATAAAAGGATAAGAGAAATTCAAAGAAATTTTCAAACTCAGTTAAAAGCATTAACTTCTGGTGAATAATTTATCTTAAATTATCTGATACTTATTGTTATAGAAAACATTCATTATTGAGGTGTCTAGTAATAGATACTTTAACAATTTAACAAACAAGTATGAACGAAGATGACAAAGTTGTCATTCCAGGTTCAGAAGGTCAAATTCCACAGGAAGCTCCTGTTGAAGTAGATCCTTCTCAATCTGAGGATGCAAGCACACCATCTGAGGCAGCCCCTGAAGAAGAAGTTGTCTTGGGAAAACCCAAATCACATTGGGAGAAGTTAGAACAAGAGAACGAGAGGCTGAGATCTGGTCAGTCAACCATTTCAAAAAGGTTGGCTCGCTATGAAAAACTTAGAAATGTAGCTGGTAGTGATAGTGGTTCAAATATACCTGACGATCCTGATGCGTTGGCTAAATGGGCTCAAAACCCTATGAGTCAAGAATTACTTCTTAAAGCAGCAGAGACTGAAATGAAGGAAGGTTTGGAGGATGTCCTAGCGGATTATCCAAACATTTCTCCAGAGTTAGTCAAGGCAATTAGAGCAAATCCCCGAGGATTTGTAAAACCAGGCACTGTATATGTTGATGATGCTCTCCTCGACATTGAAGACTACATATCAAATATCTCCCAAGGAGAAGCTCCAAAGGCTCCTCAAAAACCTAAAGAATTCGCTATTGTTGGAAACAATGGTGGTGTATCTGCTAGTGGAGATCCAAAAGTAAATCAACTATTGGAACTCTTTAAAACTAAAGCTGGTATTAATACCGCATTTGCAAGACTGAGCGACCGAGAGGTTGATCAGAAAACATTTGATAAGGCTTTAGCGATGGCAGAAAAAATGGGTTTATTATAATTTAAAATTTAAAAAATATGGCTGCTGCTAATATAAGCAATACAACTGGGTTAAATAAAGCCCACTATATGAAGGAAGCTCTTCCTATAATGGAATATAACTTAGTTTTTAACAAATTTGGTCAAGAAGATGAAATGCCTCGTTCTGAAGGTAATTCTTTTAGCTGGATTAAATTTACAAAATTTGATAGTGACACTGGCTATACCGCCAATGTAACTGGAGATTCCCCAACCTGGACTCCTGATTCTATCTCTACTGCTCCAATTACTTGTACTCCTGATTACCTTTTTGGTAATGGTGTTGAATGGAACTCTGCTCGTGAATATACTTCATGGTCTGATATTCCTAAAAACATGAGAAAGAATTTGTCAGTTCAAGCTGCTGAAGCTATTGATAAAAGAATCCGAACTGTGTTAATTACTGGTACTCAAGTAATTTATTCTGGTACTAATATAGTTGCACGTCAAGATTTATTGTCTACTCACGTTATTACTATGAAAGATATTTTCCGAGCTGCTGCTAAACTCCAAACTAATGGAGCTCAACCAGTTGCTAAATTCGGTAAATATTGTGCTGTTATCTCCCCTATTACTCAATTGACTCTTTTGATGGATTCTACCTTCAGAGATTTGGTTGAACATAGCCGAGCACAGGACTTATTTGCTGGACGAATCGGTACTCTTGGTGGTGTTGATTTCTGGATGTCTCAATATGCCCCAACTGTTAGCTTAGCTGGATCTGCTTCTAGTGTCGCTACTGTTGATCAAACCTTAGTTTTTGGTGAAGGTGCTTACGGTGTCTCCAAAATTATGTTCTCTGACTTTGACATTATCTATACCGCACCAGGTGGTCATGGTGATGAATGGAAAAACAAGCATAAATTAACTTGGAAAGCTGCTATGAAAGCTGTTATCCTTGAAGATTTGGCTATGGTGAGAATTGAATCTGCTAGAGATGCTAGCTATGTCTAATAGATTAAATTAGATAAAAGCCCCCAGAAATGGGGGCTTTTTTATTGGACTTGACAATATTTTTGATTGTTGTAAATTTAATTATGGAAAGAATGAGGTCTAATAAGAAAGTTTTAGAATTAGAGGAATGTTGTCATCCATTTAAAGTTACATTTATACAAGGTAATTGTGATAAAGGAGTATTTGTTGGGGTCGGTGATAATAATTATTTTTATCCATTAAATGAAGAAGTGGAAATTTCCAGAGAAGCATGGATGATTTTAAGAGATGTTAATAAAGTTAGAGGTTTTTATGTTCAAAATACTTATGATCCATTCAAATAATCCTTATAAAGATATTAAAATAAATTGGTATGGGTGGTTTATGTTCGCTAGTGGCTATGGTAGGGCAAATATTGAATGGGCATGTGCTCTTGATAAATTAACTGATGGTGGAGTATCTATTGGTTGGGAGAGAAGGACAAGAGAACAGGATCCTTATTTATGGGATCAATTACCGAATCGTTTAAAGGAAATGCAGAAAAGAAAATTTAAGAAAGAAAGAATTGGAATTATAAAATCAACTCCAGATTTATTCAAACACAATACTTCAAAATATCGCATTGGTTTTACTATGATTGAGAACACTAAAATTGGAGAAAATTGGGTAAAGTTGTGCAATGAAATGGATCATATTTTTGTTCCAAACCCTCTCAATTTACAATCGTTTAAGGACTGTGGAGTTACGGTTCCAATCTCTTTAGTTCGTCAAGGTTTTAACCCAAAGCAATATAAATTTTTTCAAAGAGATATTAACAAACCAATTTTTACTTTTACATTAGCTGGATTTTTAGATGCTAGAAAAAACTGGGATGATGTAGTTAGAGCCTTTACTTCTGAGTTCTCCCCCGAAGAACCAGTAGAACTTTTATTAAAAAATAGTTGTCCTCATTTTGGTTATCAAATTCCAAATGATCCAAGAATTAAAATAATTGAAAAGACTTTTACTAACTCAGAGATGGTCAAAATGTATCAATTAACCGATTGTTTCATGTTTACTACGAGAGGGGAGGGGAGTGGTTTACCTGCACGCGAAGCGATGGCAACTGGAGCACCATGTATCCTTACTGACTATCAAGGATTGGCTGAGGTTTGTGACCCTAAATTTAACTATCCAATCGCCCCTGTGGCAATAGATTACCCTGATAACCGACCTGAACAACCTGGTTTTATGGCTAGGCTTGATGTGGCAGAGATTATGTATTGGATGAGACATGTTTACGAAAATAAAGAAGAGGCTTTTGCCAAGGGAAAATTAGCATCAAAAGAAATGCACAAAAAATGGACATGGGAATGTTGTGCAAAAGATATGTTAGATATTATAAAAACTTTATGAAAAAAGATTATTGTTTTTGGACAGTTTGTAGTAGCCAATATAGAAGATATTTTGACTTAATGAATAGGTCATTTAAAAAATTTCATCCAAATGATGAGTTAATTGTTTTTGGGGACGAAGATATTCAAGAAGCTGCTAATAATGGTTTTCCTAGCGGAACTTGGTTCCCTTATTTTGCAGATAAATTAATTAAAGAATATAAAACAATAATTCATTTAGATGTTGATATTATAATTACTGATAATTTATATGAACTTTTAGAATTGGATTATGACATAGCAGCTGCCCAAAATAATTGTGGTTGGTATCATTCTGTTACTGGTAGTATTCCAGAACATAAATATATGAATGCAGGGTTTCACGCAATTAAGAGTGAGAGGTTTGTAACTCTATGGAAAGAAATGTCTAAAATGTATTGGTCATATAATAATTTAGTTGAACAAGATTTAATGAACCAATGTGCTTTTTATGGTGGTTTTAATGTTTTAGTTTTAGATGAAGATATTAATAATCCTTTTTGGGGAGTTTCAATTTTAGATCGTTGGGAACAAATAATAGTTAAAGACGATAGGCTTTGGTGTCAAGGGAGAAAAGTAAAAATGCTTCATTGGGCTGGTGGTAATATAGAGAAGATTAATTACAGAGATCATAATTTTTCAGGTGAAGTTAAAAGTTGGTTAGATAAAATATGAAAATTCCAATTGTAATGACTTCTCATAACCGACCTGAATATTTAAAGAAAGTGTTAGAAGGATTAAGTAAAAATGATAATTTAGATAAATTCATTTTATTAACAGCCGAAGAACCTGGATGTGAAGAAAATCAAAAATTGTTTTCTAATGTTGATTTTATTGAAATCAAAAGAACCATAAGACCAGAAAAATTTGGATGCAATAAAAATACCATAACTGCTATAAATGATGCTTTTAATGATTATGATTTTGTTTGTATTCTTGAAGAAGATGTTGTTCCATCAAGTGATTTTCTTAATTTTATTTTATGGGGAAACAAAGAATTTAAAGATAATAAAGATATTTTTAATCTAAGTGGATGGTTTAATGATAAAGATGATTTTGCTGATTTTTCTGATTTTAATGATATTTGTAAAACAAGACCAGCTTTTAATTGCTGGGGTTGGGCTACTTGGAAAGATAGATGGAATTCAATTAATTTTAATAATGACACTAATGTTTCTTGGGATACTCAAATTCAAAGAAATTATATTAATGGAAAAAATTTAAAAGAAGTTTATCCTGTTGTTAGTAGAGTAACTAATATAGGTGAAGTAGGAACTTATACCACTCCAGAATTTTGGAATGAATTGAAACAATATGTAGATAAAAATCACGATTCTTTTAATCTTTCAAACATTAGTAATTTTAATTTAAGGATATGAAAAGAGTAAGAAAAATAGTGGAGAATTTTATTAAGTGTGATTTTTGTGGTGGCAATGGTAAATCAGCCTTTTATATTACTAATGGTCCAGATCAAGAAGTAAAAAATATTCCCTGTCATTTATGCCATGGTACTGGTTTACGAGTTAAAAAGAAAATATTCTTTTACCCAGATGATAGAGAACTTTAATGTCATTAATACTCTCCCAGATCAAATTCTTTTTGAAATAAGAAATTCAATAATTGGTAGTGAAGAAACTTTTAAAAGAAATATTGAACGCTATATTCCTGATTTAGAACGAGTAAAAAAAGAAGTTAGGTATGGAGTATTTTTAGATATAGGTTGTGGTAGAGGGGAAATGTTGGAAATTTTTAAAACTATTCTTCCTAAGAAAAAAAGTTATGGTATTGATGAAATAAGACTTCATCTTGAAATTTGTAGTAAAAAAAGATTATCAACTATGTGGATGTCAGCTATAGAAAGATTAAGTTATGTTAGAACAACCTATAAAGCCATTACTTGCATCCATAACCTACAATATATGTATATTGGTTACATATATGAATTTTTTAGATTAGCTAGATTACAACTTAAAAGAGGTGGAATTTTAATTCTACAAATTCCAAATCCTGATAATGAATCAGAAGTTAGAAAATGGAAAGTTGATCCTAGATATATTAATGCTTATTCTTCACAAACTATTGAATATCTTTTAAGATATGTAGGTTTCTTTGCAGTTGAAGTTCAACCCCATAATGATGGTAAAAACATCACGATAATAGCCACTAGGAAGCCTTATCCACAACCAATTTAATTATCTAATACTTTTAAAGTCTATCTTAAATAAAATCAAGATATGATTAAAAGTGCTTTTAGAACTCTTATTAGAGAAAAATTAGATGAATCTACTGCTGATCTTTGGACAGATACTCAGTTAGATGATTTTGCTGATGAAGAATTAAGAACTCTTCCTGCTAAGAATGTTTATAAAGAAGAGGTTTGGGAATCAAATACTGTTGTTGATAAAAGAACATATCCATTACCTACTGGAACTATTAAAGTTGAAAAAGTAGAAATAAATGATTTAAACTCAACTAATGAAGATGATTACAATGAAATTAAAGGTTGGGATACTTTTGCTGGAAATCTTTATTTACCTCAAAGAACTATTGCAGTTTATCCATTAAGACTTTCAATTAAAAAATCATTTACTCCAATTGCTGATCTTACAGAAGGTCAAGCCTTAGATATCCCAGATGCTAAAATTGAAGTTTTAGTTTTAGGTACTGTATTAAGAGCTTATTCAAAATTAATGGGATATTTTGTTGATCTTAAAAATTGGGATTATAATGCTAAACCTGATGGTATCTCCATGCAGCAAGTTCAATCTTGGATTAGGGATATAAAAACAGAATATAAAGAAATTCTTTCAGCGGTTAGGTTTGTTCCTAAACCACGATTTATTGATTTAATTGGATAATTATGAGTGGTGAATTAAACCCTTGTTTTCTTGAACAAGGAACAAATTATGAAAAAAAAGCTAGAGTCAATTCTAGTGGAGAAATTTTAATTGACAAAAGTTCATTAGCCACTTCCTCTAATCAAATTGATGGTTCACAAAAGACACAGATAGTTGATCAAACTAATACTAATGTAGATTTTTCTACTGAAGAAACTCTAACTCAACTCAATAACGCTATTTCAGCTATTAGGTCAGTAATTGGAACTGCTGCTGATTTAAGAGTTACTTTATTATCTGGGGTAGTTACTACGGTTACTACCGTTACCGGTATAACAAACTTAGGAGGCAATCCAGCCATACAAATAGTCCCTAATATCGCAAATATGACTTATATATTAGCAAATCAAGAGAATATCTCTTTAATTTAAAATGACAGCACAAAATAACGTAGTTTTACTACACAAAAAAGAAGCTCAAACACTATGTCCAGTTCCAGTTGCTTCGGCAGCAGGACTTTTTATGATTGCTCCAATTTCAGGAGCTAAAACTTATGCCTTATGGGTAACTTCGGCAACAGCAATGTATTTATATAACCATGATGACGATGGTTATACTTTAATTCCATCAGGTGCTTTGGCAGGAACATTCGCTGTTGGAGCAACGGGTGTAGCTCATCCTTGGTCAATAAATTACACTGCTAATGGTGGTTCTACTACTACGGTCACAGTTAATATGGCAGCATTCCCAATGACGGGAATTTGTGTTGGTTCAGTAATTGAATTTTTATCAGGGACAGCTGCTAACATCGGTACTAGATGTAATGTTACTGGTTTTTGTATTTCTGGCACAACCGCTACGTTAACACTAGACACAACTGTTACTAGTGTTGCTAATAATGATACCTTTAAATTAAATACTGGTAGATTTTTTGTTTTAAATGCTTATACTGCTTTGGCTGCTAATGTTTGGAAAGTTTTTGATATTTGTACTATGACTTGGCAAGCTGGTTTAGCTACTTCTGGACTTCCAGCAGCTTGGGCAACATCAGGCCAAATGGTTTTACCTTATACACGTTTTGATATTTTTGCCACAGGGACAGCTACAAGTGGTAGTGCTACTACGTTAGTAAATAGTGCTAAGGCATGGACGGTAGATCAATGGATTGGTTATCAAGTCCGAATTACAGCGGGTACAGGAAAAGGTCAAGTTAGGGTTATTACTGACAGCGATGCGACAAGTTTAACTTTCGCTACGGGAGCAACTATAGATAACACTTCGCAGTATTCTATTGAGGGTAATGAAGACAGAATATATTTGATGGGTAATGGTGCAGTTACAATGTATACTTACACAATTTCTACTAATACTTGGGCAACTGTTTCACCAGTAGCAGCTCGTGTTGGTACTCCAACAACTGCAATGTTAGCAAATTGGGTAGGAGTGACAGGAAATACTTGTTGGGGAACAGAAAATACTATTCAAGATGGAAAGTGGATTTATTCTCCAAGAGGTGCTGCAACTTCAACTTTAACTAGATATAACATTCCTGGAAATACATGGGAAACTGTTACTACTGGAATAACGGATACTTTTACAACTGGTTCTTCAATGACAGTTTACAAAGATAATCTTTACTTAATGCAAAACGCCACTGGAAAATTATTCCAATTTAATATCCCTGGTAATTATGTTCAAGGTTTCTTCTCTGATACTTACACTCAATCTACCGCCGTAATTGGAGATAAACTTTGGATTAAATTACTAGACGCTACTGGTAGTGTTGCTTGGTTATATTATGTATTAAATACTAGTTCTGTTGTTCGCAGAATTATGCTCTACTAATGGAAAAACAACTACAAGAAATCATAGAAGAATGTAATAAAAAATTGGTTGAAGCTAAATTAGTTAATAATTTAGAAATAATTAATACGCTTAACATTTTGATAGCTGAAACGGAAGTAAAGCTAAAAGAACTATGCAAATAGGAAAACAATTACTAACAATAGCAGATTCTTGGGGTGATGAAATAGGTGCTACCATGATTGATGAACTAATGGTATCGGAAAAGAACCGTGTAGCTGGTGGTGTATTTAATGGAACAACTCCTGATACTAACTTTTATACAACGGTAATAAACGCTAATGCAACTACTACTATTTCAAATTCTGTATTAGATTTAGCTACTACCACTGATGCTGATTCAAGTGCGTTAGTTTATACCAACACGGTTGGAAGATACATTGGTGGAAGTATGAATCATTTAAGAGGAATTTTTAGGGTTGGAGATACAGGTGTGGCTAATAACACTCGTCAAATAGGTTGTACTGCCTTAGCAGACTTAGCTGATTCCTTTTATTTTCAATTATCAGGTACTACATTTTCAATCGTTGCTAACACTACGGGGTTATCGCAAATTAAAGTTGATAATGGATTTTTTAATGGAGACCGAAAAACATACCCAATGACTGATACTTTTCATACTTGGGAAATTTTATTTACTAATAAACGTATTCAATTTTATATAGACAAAATTTTAGTTCATACACTTACTCAAACAACTGCTCCTATTTGTGGTACTCGCCATTTAAGACCTTTTCTACGCAATGCTAATACAGGTGTTGGAGGTGTGGCTCATCTTTATACCCAAGTATTAAGTATGCTAACTTGGGGAAATATCCATACCCAACCAAAATCTCATTATCATGAAGGTCAAACAGCAGGTGTTTTACTTAAATATGGCATAGGTTCTGTACATAGTATAGTCATTTCTGGGGTAACAAATACAGCCAATGTTGATATTTATGATGGTTTAACTACCGCAGGAACTAAAATATGGTCAACTGGTTCAATGTCAAATCAAACAGTTCCGCTTACAATAACATTTAATACAGGAGAACAGTTTGTAACTGGACTTTATCTAGTTAAAAATGGTGCTAATTGTAATACTAAATTATTTTATGAATAAATGTGAAGGTGGTAAAAAGAAATAATTATCTAATACAATTTAATCTAATCAAGAGTTAAAACTAATTATGAAATTCTCATTAACCATAGATATGCAAGATTTTAAGCCTTCTTCAATGAAGAGATTTGGTAATGTGGCAGTTGAAACAAAGAAAGGAACTATTAATGATCAAATGATTAATTCTTCAGCCTCTTCAAAGAGAGACTACTTAACTCACGAAGTTAAAAAAGGTGAAGATTGGTGGGATATTGCTGAAAAATATGATTGTGATGGTACTGAACTCCAAGACTTCAATGCTAAATTTACACCTAATGATACTCTCTATGAAGGTAGAGAAATTAAAATTCCTAGACACTTCGTTAAAAAGTTATCTGATACTAATTTAGAAGATGAGGAATAAACTAAAAATATGATATACGGATCAAGTCAAGGACAATCAGCGTTAGGTTCTCTTTTAAGAAAGATGCAAGAGGAAACACTATCTAATCCAGCTAGAGTTCCTCAGGCAGCTGGTGAAGCATCTCCTATTAGAGCTCAAATTCAAGGACCAATAGATGCCCCAGAAGCAGTAGGTTCTGAAAAGGTTGTTTCTATGAAACCTGAATTAAATCCATCTCAGGAAACTCCTAGCCCAGTTGCTCCTAATAATGTGGTTAGCCCTACACCTATGGGAGTTAGTGCTGCTGCTGCTGGTAGCCCAACTGTTGTTGGGCCAACTAATATCCAAATACCTTCATCTCCTTCAATTGAAAATAAAATTACCGCTCCTACTTCTAGTAAATCTCCTATTTCTACTTCAACAACTTCTCCAATCAATAATAATCCTACTGCAACTCCTAGTTTTAACCTTCCAAGTGGTGGAAATCTTAATGTTGGTTCTAAACAACCTGCAACTTCTTTAGCAACCAAACCTTTAATGCCTTCAGCATTTAATGATAAATTAAAAAATGTAATAGCTAATAGTGGAAGTATAAAACAAGGTTATAGTACTAGTAATACTCAAAAAGCTGCCTCTGCAGGTGGTGGAGTAGGTGCTAGTTCTTTATTAAGCAGATTAATGTTAGGACTTGGAACCTTTATCTCTAGATCTACTCTAAACAAAGGTATAGAATCTATGAAATACGGTGGTAGAAAAGCTACTAAGATTTAATTATCTAATACTTTTACCTTAGTTTTTTCCCGATACTCTGAGTATGTCTGGTGATTATAAAAAATTCGGATTTACTCCAAAGGCAGTTTCAGAAGGTTCCTCAATAGGTGCTGGTGAAATTGATTTTGTCCATTTATCCCCTGCTTTATTTTCTGCTGTTAGAAATGTTCAACTTCATACCCATAGTGGAAATGGAAGTGTTCGGTTAAAACTTCAAGACTTAATAGGGTATTTCCCTTCTTCTGGGTTTGTACTTTACTCTGATGATGGAACTAAAAAATATATGATTACTATTACTAATGCTGGCGTAATCCAGGCAACAGATATAACTTAATATGACTGCATATAATTCAAAATTTCACATAGGTTTAGATAGTAAAGGTTATATTCTTGATCGTGGAGGGAAAGCTATTTATGCTTATCAAAAGAAAATGGCTCCAGCCTTTGTTAATAAATTTGGATCTGGTGACTCTTCTTATCGTGATGCTAATTTCTGGCAATTTTGGGCTCAAATCAATTGGAGAAATGGTGCTAAGCAAGAGAAATGGGGAGATGGTGGAAAGTTTTGGAAATCATCTGATGTTGATGTCTCACAACTTGAACAATTAAAACTTTCTAAACTTTTAGTATCAGCAGGTCAAGTTGAAGCAGGTGCTAAAATTACCTGTCAAATTGCTTGGAGAACCTCTCAAAACTGGTGGAATGAAGATTACGGTTATAGAAAACAATTAACAATTACTGCCCCTGTTTCGACAACTATTCCTGTTGGATATCCAATTAAAATTGATATAGATACTGCCGCTTTACAAACCGCCTCTAAGGTTAGAAGTGATCGTAAAGATTGGAGAGTTGTTTATTGGAATGGAAGTACATGGGTTGATCTTTCTAGAGATTATATTGATACGACTACAACTTTTTTTGGAACTCAAAATACAATTTCCCCAGGAACAACTGAAAATAATTATTATGTTTATTATGGAAAATCAGATGAATCAACCAGTAAACAACCAACCACCGATGCTGAATGGAATGCAACTTACTATCCAAAAATTGATGATACTTATTGTTTAGCTTTATGGCATTGTAATGAAGGTTCTGGTAATACTTTAGTCGACAGTGATTCTACTAATGATCAAACAATATATGCTGGTTCATCAAGTTGGATAAATACAGGTCAATTTGGTAGAGCAATGAGATTATATTCAAGCCAAGCATGGAAATCTGCTGCCACTGCTGAATTAACAGTAGGTTCTTTTAGTTTACAATTTAATGCTAAATTTAATTCAGCAAATGGAGATGATTTATTTTTATCTGATTCTCCAACATCAGATGGAACACAATTTAGAATTAGAGTAAATTCTAATGGTACATTAAATTTTAATAAATGGGTTAGTGGTGCAGATGAAAATCAAACTACCTCTGTTGCTGTTGTTCCCGATTTTACAAATTGGTATAACTATGCAATTGTTTATGATGGAGCACAAACAGTAAAATATTATAGAAATAATGTTTTAATAACAACTTCAACATTTACTACTAGTGGAATGAGAGGTAATGCTACTTCATTTTTAAAAATTGGTGCAGATAATTTAGATTTATATTTACAACATATTAGATATGATAATGTAGCGAGAACTTCTTTTTCAGGAGCTGATATTGGATTATTAACAGCCTCAGCAGGTACCGAAGCTACTACTCAACCACCATCTTCATCATTTACTCTTTATGTTGGAACTAATACCGGAAAAATATATTCTTGGGATGGTAATGTTACTTGGACATTAGCTTATACTGCTACTGGTTCTGTCAATTGTGCCATAATTACTTCTGTTGGAGGAACTCAAAAAGCATTATTTGGAATTGGAAATCTTACTAGTGTTACTAATGCTGAAGCTAAAATAGTTTCTTTTGATGGGACTACTTGGGCTGTTAATAAAACTTTTGGAACTGCTCCAACTGAATCTCAAGTAACTTCTATTTGTGAATTTAGTAGTAAAGTTTACGTTGGTGTTGGTCCACAAGCCAGAGTTTATGAAACTGCTGATTTGTCAACCTATACTCTTTCAAAAGATATAGATTTTCCTCAAAAACCAGGTTATGTTTATGTCTTAAAAGAATACAATTCTCAACTTATTGCAGCTGGCGGATCTCCTGAGTTCCTTCCAACTAAGAATTATGGTGGATTTGCTTTTGTTTATAATGGAACATTATGGCAAAGCCTTTATCCATTTGACCATACTGTTATTAAGAGTGCAGAATTCTATGATGCTTTTCTTTTCTTTGGAACTTATCATGGTCAAACTTATACTTATAACACTTCATATTTAGATCCATTGTTTTCTTACAGAGATGATTATAATTATTTACAACAAGTTTCTTGTCAAAAGTATTTTGATGATAAATTGTTCTTAGGACTTTACCCACAAACTGATTCTAATGATACTAACATTGGTCTTTGGGTTTTTGAAAGACATGGTATGTCAATGCTTAACTCATTACCAAGTTCAGTAACAGGAATTACTACGATTGAACAAGTTAATAATATATTAATGATTGGAACTGGAAATGATGGTTATATTTATAAGCAAGATCCTTCCCAATATGTGGCGACTGGTTGGATGCAAACTTCTTATTATGATGCTAACCTTCCAAGTATTCCTAAACTTTGGAATCAATTTACTATTAACCATGACCCTTTAATAACTGGAACTAGTATTCAAGTTTATTATAGATTTAAAGAGTCTGATGCTTGGGTTGAAATAGTGGCAAATCCAATAGTAGTAGTTAATTCAACTTCAACTATATATCCATTTCCAAATCAAGTATCATCAAATAAAATTTCATTTAAAATAGTTTTATCAACTACTAATTCTATAATAACCCCAGTAATTAGAGAAACAATTATGAGGTATACTTTATTCCCAGTAGTTAAATATATGTGGAATTTAAGGATTAAATGTAAATCTCCAATGAAATTAGCTGATGAAACTGTTGATACTAGAACTGGTGAAGAAATGAGGGCTGAATTAGAAGCATTAATAGAAGATCCAGGACTACATACTTTTGTAGATATTGATGGAACTTCTCACACTGTTTTATTTCATAGTATTGATGAAGGTTCTTGGGTTATCAATCAAGAAGATAGTTCAGGGGCTACTGTTCCAATATCATTGATTGAAGTCTAACTATGGCAATAACTTATAGAAGTCATATTAAATATAGAAGTCATTATACTTATAGAGGTAAAGTTTCTGTATGGACCCAAAAAATTGAGACACCTACTGCTTGGACACAAAAAATTGAAGTTCCTACTATTTGGACTGAAAAAGTTGAAACATCTACTTCTTGGATTAAATTATAATTATCTAATACTTTTAATATAGGTATCTAAGTCATAATTAAAACATGTATCCAAGTACAATCTATTCACAAGGTAATCCTACAGAAAATACCTTTCTTGATGATTCAGGTTTTTTTCTTGATGTAATTATTGGCTATCTTAATGATAATGTTATCGCTATTGAAACTAAACTTGGTGTTGATGGATCGGCTATTGCCACTTCAATTGATTACCTTCTTAAAAATCCATTAAGTATTAACCCTGGCCATAAACACACAACTGCTTCTATAAACTTTACTGCTGATCAAAATTTTGTGACTGCGGCTCAATTAGTGGTCATTGGAAATACTTCAAACACTAATACTGGAGATGAAACAGCCACTAGAATTGGTGCTTTAATTGGTGGTGCTGATGATGCTACTCCAAATGATACTGATTTTGTTGCTACTTCTTTAACTGCTGCTGGTATTCTTAAAAAGATAACTTGGACCAATGTAAAAGCATTTTTAAAAACATATTTTGATTCTCTTACTCAAACTCTTACTAATAAAAGAATTGAACCAAGACTAATTACTGCTGCTTCTTATACAACTGACACTGGAACTTCTTTGACTGTCGCTACTGCTGATGTCTTTCAAGTTACTGCACAAGCTGGTGCTTTGAAATTTAACAATCCAGGGGGAACTCCTGTGGCTGGACAAAAATTAATCATCAGAATTAAAGATGATGGAACAGCTAGAGCCTTAACTTATGATACCCAATTTAGAGCTTCAAGTGATTTGGCTTTACCAAGTACAACTGTATTAGGAAAGACTTTATATATGGGATTTATATTTAACCTTACAGATACTAAATGGGATTTGTTAGCGGTTTTAAATAATTTCTAATAACATAATGAAAAATTTTAATTATCAATCATTTATGTTCATACTAAGACACAAAATAATGGCTTTTTTGTGTGGAAGTTGTAAAAAATAATATGGCATTAACCGCTAAAGTTGTAGTTGTTGGAGGTGGAGGAGCTGGAGGTCTTTGTTCTGGCGGAGGTGCTGGTGGGTATCAATATAACGCTGCTTTAACTGTAACCAAAAAAACTTATGCCGTAACTGTTGGTAATGGTGGTTCTCAAAATCCTGCTTCAAGTCTTAATGCTGGTGATGATGGAGATAATTCAGTTTTTGATACAATAACTGCTGTTGGGGGTGGAGGAGGTGGCGGTGGTACTGTTGGTAATAGAAATGGTAGAAATGGTGGATGTGGAGGTGGAGCTGGAGCTAATGATGGTGGTGAAGGTTACACTGGTGGTACTGGTTCACAAGGTTATAATGGTGGAAATACTGGTGGTACTGGATGTAGTCCTGCTGGAGCTGGAGGTGGTGCTGGAGCAGTTGGAGGAAATGATGCTACTGCTGGTGGAGTTGGTGTTGCTAATCCAATAACAGGTTCCACTGCT